CATTTGGTGGACAAGCCTTTCTACATTGCACAGCTGACAGCTCTGCCAACATTGCAGTAAAATTGCAATCTAGTGCAGATAACGCTTCGTTTGCTGATGTCACTGGAGGAAGTTTTACAGCTATCACTGGAACAACATCAGAAAGAATTGCTCCAACTGGCACTATCAATAGATATGTCAGATTAGTCATCACTGTCACAGGTGGTGCTGCAACCTTTCAAGTTTCGTTTAGCCCAAACAAGAAGTAATCAAATATATAACTATTAGGAGAAAATAATGGCATTCATTGCAGGAAAAGATTCAGCAATAACAATAGATGGCACAGCTCTCACTAGCTATGTAGATTCAATGTCTCTCAGTCGTGATGTTAATACATTAACTGTCACTTCCTTTGGAGATGATAACGAAGCCTACATCGCTTCAGTAGCTGGATTCAATATGGACATAAGTGGTTCATTTGATAGCACAGCTGATGCAGCTATCGCTGGAATGTTTGATGGTGCTTCAGTCGCTTTTGACTTTAGACCAAATGACACTTCAGGACTACCTAAATACACAGGCAATGCACTTATCACTAACTACACAATTGACAGCTCAGCTTCAGACAAAGTCTCATTCTCAGCTTCATTGTTAGTAACTGGTGCGCTCACAAGAGCAACAATTAGCTAGTGTCAAAGAGGTCTCGACTAAAAAGCAAAATCAAGGGACTTGATACTCTAATTGAAGTATCAGGAGTTGATATTGCCTTTCAAGTCAAGCTAATTGACCAGTTAGGAAAAGAAGCAACCGACCTCTACAAACAATTCAATCAAAACTTCGGTCAGATAGTAGTTAGTGACATCAAGTCAAAACTACCAAAAGACTCAGGAGCATTAGCTAGCTCTGTTCGTTCAGCAAAACTCAAAGCAGGTGTTGTTGTGCGAGTTGGAACTCCAGCTAAGCATCCTTATGCAAGATTGGTTGAGTTCGGTGGATTCAACCCCTATGGAACAACTATAAGAAAATCTGTAGGAACAAAAAAGTTTGGAGCGTCTGCTTCTCTAAAAATTAGAAATCCATTGAAAAGAAAATTGTGGAAACCACAACGAAGAGAAGGTTATTTTATCTTCCCTATCGTTGCTGAGAAGCTGCCACAACTACAAGCAGACTACATAAAACAATTAGATAAGTTAGTAGGAAGACTCTATGGCAAGGCTGAAGCCTCCATCCTTCCTTCTAAATTGAAATAGAGGACATATGTCAGAAAATAACGAATATCCAGTCATTGTGATTGGAGAAAAACAATATCTGTTGGACTATTCAGATATCACTGGTCTTGAGTGGAGAGAGATAAAAAAACTCACAAAGCTCGGAGCAATGGAGGCAATTGGACAAGCTTCAATGCTTGATATGGAAGTTCTAGGAGCTTTGGTATTTATAATCGCTAAACGCGAAGATAAAACAATCAAGTTCAATGATGTCTTAGGTCAGCTGAATATTAATTCAGTCAAGACACAAGACGAACTAGATGAGGACATCCCAAAAGCCTAAGGGCAGAATGGCGAAAAAGTCTTCCTGCCCTAACTCATTTCTATGGCATCAAACCATATGAGTTAGAACTATATAGTTTTGGAGAACTCCAAGAATACTCAGAACAATTATCAAATTTCATAAGGATGAGAAACAATGGCTAAAAGACAACCAATACAACTAGGCATAGTTCTTAACACTAAAGCTCTAAAAGCAGGTATAAAGTCTGCTCAGAAGCAGATTAGTAAACTAAGCACTGTTGGCTCTGTAGCCAGTAAAGGTATGAAGGGTCTCGGCGTAGGAATGAAAGTTGCCTCAAAAGGTGCTTTGGTTCTAGGTGCTGGAGCAGCAGCAGCTGGTGTCAACCTTCTAAAATTAGGTTCTGATGCTGATGAAAGTGCAAACGCTTTTTCAGTCACATTCAAAGAAGCAGAAAAATCCTTAGGTTCATTTGTTGATGACTTTGCTAACAAAGCAGGTTTCACAACTTCTGAACTACAACAACTTTTATCGTTCACTGGTGGTGTCACAAACGCTATGGGTGCAACCGCTGATGAGTCAGCCGAGTTATCAAAGACAGTCGCAGTTCTTGCTGGAGACATAGGTTCTTTGAAAAACATTCCAGCTGAACAAGCTGTTAGAGCTATGACATCAGCGTTAACAGGCGAAAGAGAATCTCTAAAGTCTTTA